CGGGCAGCGGCGAGATGCGGCAACCCGAGGGCCAGCAGCCGACCCGCGAACCGCCGCCGGCGCCGCCGACCACGGCGCCGGTCAATCCGACCGCGCGCAAGGCCGACACGGTCTACCAGACGCCAAAGGGTCCACTGAAGTGGACCGGAACCGGCTGGGTGGCGCCCTGACATGGCCGAGCTGTCCGACGCCGAGGTCTTCGGTACACCGTCACCGCCGCCCGCGGCGCCTCGGGAATTGTCGGATGCCGAGGTGTTTGGGACCGGGTTGGAAGGGTTCCCCGAGGAAGCTTTCCAGGCTGACTACGCCAGGCATCCGATCGCGTTGCCCGTGCCGGCGGCGGTCGCCGGAATGTCGGCATACCAGGAGCCGGGGACGGATCTGACGGACATCGCTCCCCGCGATGGCGCGGTCACCCGCATCGTCGGCGCGGCGGACGAGGGGTTCAGGAGAGGGGCCGCCGCTGGTACGGACATTCAGGGGCAACCACTTCTCACGGGGCTCATGAGACAGGGCGGGGGCCTCCTGGGCGCCGCGGGGGGCGCCCTCGGTCAAGGTGCTTACGAACTCGGGAACCTGTGGTCTCCGGAGGCGGGTCGGGACGCCGTCATGGGTGCTCAGGTGCTCGGCGCGCTGTGGCCGTTGAGAGCCCAAATACCGTCGCCCGCCGTCCTGGCGGCCGCGCCACGCGTCAGTCCGATGATGGAGGCGTTCGACCGGGCCGAGGCCGCGCGGGCGGAGCAGCCGTCGCGGCCGGCGCCGCCGGACCCGGCGGCAAGCGGCATCGCGCGGGTGCAGAGCCAGATCGGCGTCCGAGACGCGCCGCCGCCTTCACCGGATATGACGGCGACACCGGCGGATCGCGCGCCAGGTTTCGTGCCTCGGGTCAACGTCGATCCCCTGACGGGCGAAGCGGTCACGACCCAGGTTCCGACCGATCTCCGGCTGCGCGCCGCCATCGAGGCCGTGCCCCCGGAAGCGCCGCCCGGCTTCGTGCCGCCGGGAGAGCGTGGGCCGTCCGTGCCGCCGGGCGCCGCGGGTCCCGCGACGATACCGCCCTACGCGTCGCCCGCACCGGTCGCGCCGCCTCCGATACCGGCCGAACCACCCGGTCCCCGGAGCGTCGGCGCGGCGGCGTCGCGGGACATGACCGACCCGGCCTACCTCGCGGCGAAAACCCCGGCGCAGGCGCTCAATGACTTCCGGACGTCCGTGACGCAAACCGTGCGAGACCGGGCACAACCGGGCGCCAAGGAGGGCACCGTCGAGGATCACACCGTCTACGTTCCAGGCGTGAGCCGGCTCGAATCAGCGCGCATATTCGATCCGGATATCGCGGGCAATCACGATGTCATGAAAGATATCGACAAGACATATGAGACCGCCGCCAACGCGCACGAGCAACGAAATCACGACATCCTCAAGGAGACCTATTTGCAGCAGGCCGGCAATACCAATTCAGTCGATGCGTTAAAGCAGGCACGCAGAGAGGTTTCGCCAGATGCTTTAGGCGTGTTCCAGAACGAAAGGCCGGTCAGCGCGCAACCCGTGGTCAATGCCATCGATGCAATTCTTGACGGTCCAAACGGCAAGGTCGACGCGGTCGCGAATACGCTTAATCGGATCAAAAGGAACCTCTACGACAAGGATGGCAACCTCGAAGTGCTACCTTCGAGGCTTTATGGATCGCGAAAGAACCTGACGACGATCCGCGACAGCAAGGCGCTGACCCAGGAGGCATCCGACGCGGCGACGGCTCGGCACGAACTCGGCGAGGTGCTGCCCGTGCTGGATAGCGTCATAGGCTCCGGCTCGACCGGCTATAGTGACGTCTACCTGCCGCAATGGGCGCACTACTCGCGATTGATCGACCAGCAGGAGTATCTGCAAAGCAAGACGCTCGGCGCGGGCAAGGTCACCGGGCCGGACGGAAATCTTACCGCGAACGGGATTCAGAAGCTGCTCGAGCAAATCGCGATCGACAAAGGCAAAGCCGGGAACAGCCGCGCGAAAACCCTGACCGAGGATCAACTCAATAATCTGGTCTCCATCCGGAATGAACTGGCGGCGATGCAGTACCGGGATCGCCTCGCGGCCTCCCATGGGAGTCCCACGGTCAAGAAAGCCGCCGCCGCCGCGCGCCTCGGGATCTCTGTCGGGGGAATGTCACCGGAAGCCATTGATGCCGCGATACACGCCGTGCTGGCGAAGACCACGCTCGGCGCTGGAAACGCGATTTATCAGTTTGGTGTCAAGCCGATCCTGGAAAAACGCCGCGAAGGGAAGGCGAACGCGATCGTGGAGAGTACGCGTAACCAACTTTTGCGAACGGACATTCCAATGGAGTAGGCCAGGATGGCATCCATCAAGGCCGTTCAAATTCAATGTATTCCCGAAGTTTGCTGGGATACCCGAGCCGGTAGCGCCAGTAATAGATCGGGATGCCAGCAGAGAACCATGCGGCGACGATGCCAAGGGCGCCGAGCAGAAAACCGCCGACGGGATCGTTCCGCATGCCGATCACCATCCCGCCCACTCCGAGCGCCGCGCCAAGCAGCAGAAACACCAGCACGCGGGCGAACCAATGGCCGAGCAGCCAGAAATAAAGCAGGGCGGCGGCCATCGCCAACCCGATCAGAATGTGCATCTCGATAATCCCATTTTGCCGCCGCTTATGCGCGCGAGGAGCGGCGCCGGTTAATCCGCATCGTGCATTGTCGGTATCGAGGCGGTGCATATGTCGTGCATAATTGGGCACCATTTGGGCAATCGACGGTGGCCCAGTGAAAGATCAAGGTAGCTTCTAAAAGCTTCACTCATGAAACCCGCGTTGACACGGTAGGGGTCACAGGTTCAATCCCTGTTGCGCCCACCAGTTTTCCAGGCCAAATCCGGACATTCGCGGACATATCCAGACAGTCAAATCCGGCGCGCTTATCCCTCGATTTCGCGAAAAACTGGGCACCGGTTGGGCAGTCACGCCAGCCTCCTGATCGCCTCGGCCATCCGATCGGCGGACGTCGTCGCGTAGCGTTGCACCATCCGCAGGCTGGCCCATCCGCCAATGCGCATCAGCGTCGGCAGATCGGTGCCCGCCCACACCATCCGCGTAGCCCAATCGTGGCGCCAGTCATGCACACGGAAACCTGTCACCTCGGCCATGGCACACGCCGTGGCGTGCGCGCGCGCCAATGGGTTGCCGCCTTGTTGACGGTCGCCGCGGCCCCTGGTGTCAGCATAGGGGCGTCCGCGCGCACTCAGGAAGACGCGGCCGATCGCCGGCTCGTTGGCGGCGGACCAAAGGCCGAACAACAGCGCATCGACCCGCGGGTGCATCGTGACGGTGCGGCCTTTCCCGGCTTTCGTCTCGGACGCGATCAGGTGGATTGTCTGGCGGGTGAAATCGACCCATCGCCAGTCGAGCTGGAGGGCCTCCTGGGTGCGCAGTCCCTGGTACGCGAGTAGCAGCACCGGGCCCGCGGCGTGCGGGTTGTAGGCCGCGAGCAACCGCTGGCGCTGGTCGTCCGGCAGGTAGATCGCCCGCTCCTCTCCCGATGATCCTCTGATGCCGGGCAGCCTGGGCGCTGGCACTTCATGCGCCGCGCAACCGTGATTAAGGGCGGCCTGGAGGATCGCGCGCCAGCGGTTGACGCTCGATGGCCTCTGCCTGCCCCCGCGCGCCCCAAGCCAGGATCGCCAGCCCGCGAGGGCCTCGGTCACCGGACGATGGCCGAGAATCTCGTTGAACTCAGCGACGCGGGCGACGTCGTAGGATTTCACGCCGCCGGGCCGGGACAGGTATGCCTCAAGGCAATCGCCGATCGTCAGTCGCCGGGCTCGTCCCGCCGCGCCATCAAGAATATCACCCCGGATCTCGGCTTCCCTGGCCGCTCCGATCGCTTCCGCGTCAATTCGCGCACGCGCTCCTGTGCTGAACTCCCCGACGATGACGGTTTGCGTCCCGACGCGGACACGGCCACGCGCGTGCCAGACTTCGCCGCGCTTGCGGTAGTGTAGGGGCATCGCACGGCTTCCTGAATGAGGGCTACGTCCTGCGGCGAGAAGGTGATTTTGCGGCCGACGCGATTGCAACGCAGGTCGGGGATTTTAGGCAAGAGGCGCCGCAGGGTGCGTTCGGACACACCCATTGCCTCGGCCACCTGCGCACGAGTCAGGTCCGTCACGCCGCCTCCGTTTCACCCGCCGCGTCGTTGGCGGGAAGCGCGAATATCGTCGAGGCCTCCGCCGGGGGTACCACTTTCCGGACGCGCGGCTTACGGGTGAGCTTCGAGATCGCGTTGAGCAGCGTGTCCTGCTGCGCGTTGGCGAGCCGCAACTCGTCCGTGAGACTTTGGATTTTGGTGGCGACTTCGCCTTCCATCTCGCGCAGGACGGCGACGGCGGACTCATGTTGAACGGGGATCGTATCGGACATTGGGTTTGAGCCTTTGTGTGAAGATGGATGATCAGGCGGCGGCCGGCCATGCGGCCAACGGCGGAGTCACGGGCGGTGCGAAAGCAGCGGCGACCGGCTGGTTGATGTTCGCCGCGACCGGGGCTGCCGGGACGATCGCCGGCTGGCCGGGTGCGGCGACCGTGCGCGGGCCGAACACGCGCTCGTCACGCTCGATCCATTGCACCAGCTCGAACACCGGCGCGTAATTCGTGCCCCGGCCCGTGGTTACGGGCGTGACGTTCGCGAACCGGATCACCGGGATTTTACCGGTCGCGGCCTCGGGGGCGGCGCTCACCAGATCCCACAGTGCCTCGATCGCGCCCACGGTCACGCCCGCCGTCGCGCTGAACTCTCGCGCGGTGTCCGTGCTGCCGTTCCAGACCTTCGAGCGGAAACCGGCCTTATGATCCCGATCGGGCCGCGCCGGCATGGGCTGGCCGAACGGAACCATGATAAGCGACGGCGACATGCCGGACTGAAAATTCGCCCAGCCTACTTCGAGCGAGCCGATGTCCCAGGCGACCATCGGTTGTTGCATGGTCACATCGACTTTGATGATGCCGTTGCCGTCCACCGTCCGCTCCACGGACGTTACGCGGCCGGACTTCGCGTTGAACTCAATCCGTGGTGCGAAAACACCGGTTGAATGGTAGGCCGATAAACCGAGTGGCATTGTTTCTATCCCGTGTTGATGCGTGGTTGATCGTTACGCGGCGGCTTTGATCGCACTGAATGTCGCGGGCGGGATCACGCGCTGCCGTGCCTTCCAACCGGCGGCATGTGCCCTCGCGAGCAGCGTGTCACGCATCTGAAGAAAGTCGAGCAGCGCGGTATTCATCTTCGCGATATATGGTTCGTCGCGGTACGTCCGGATTGTTACGGGCGGCAACTCAGGGTGCCACGCGTAGAGGTCCCAGAAATCCAACTCGGCGATGGCGAGCCCAGCCTGGACCTGCTGCTTGTAGTCATCGCCCGGCCCTTCGGCCCAGATGCCGACATGATTGTCGTCGAGTACGCATTTAACTTCGACGCCGCCGCGCGCGCCAACGATCAGAGCATCCGGCGAGCAACCGACGCGGCCGTCGTCCGTCGTTACGAAGCCAACGCGACGCAGCTCAACTTTGTTGTCGTTGGCGTATTGCGCGAGGGCGAGCGGCTCCAATTCCTTGCCGCGCACCATGGCCCACGGTGTGCCGGGCGGCTTCTCCAGAGGCCGGCCGAGCAATGTCTCCGCGACCAACGCGTGGGCGTATTTGCCGGCGGACTTCGAGAGATCGCCTTTTACCGCGGTGATGACCCGGTGGAACTCGGACGCTGTCGGCTTTCCGAGCCGCGCGGCCAGCCACGCCTCGCTGCCTTGTGCACAATCGATGATTTTCATGTCACGCTGCCTCTTTGTGGTTGTCGTTGGCCGGCTCGTCGGCCTGAATGACCGTGTTGTCGTTCAGCATCCCCGGCGCGACCCATTCGGTGCGCGGCAGGCGCGGTTGCGCGTCGAGCCAGGCCGAATAAACCGGGCCGTAAAGCTCCATGAACCGCGCGATCGCGCGCTCGTGCCGGGGGTCCATCACGCGGCCTCCGCCGTCGCCTCGTGGAGGTCGTTCGCGGCGCGGCTCAACTGGCTGATGACGATCGCCAGCAGATCGTCGGAATGGTCGAGGCGGTCCTCGGCGGCGGGCACCGGCAGGCGGGTTCCGGCCAGTTCGGCGCGGATGTCGCGCAGTCGCGATGTCATGCGGTCAAGCGTGGCCGCGTCGGCGTAGGTGGTGGGCATCGGGGTCCTCGCATCGGGTTTCGATGGGAGGGAGTGTATGCAGCTTTCCTGCAATCGTCAACCCAATAATGCAGATTTCCTGAAATAATTGGTTGAGCGGCTGGATGGTGCGTGCTTTAGGTTACCTGCACCTGCTATGATGCGGGCATGAGCGGCGGCGTACCCCACCTGATCCGTACCGAACGAACCAAGCTGTTGGCGACAGCCTTCAACAATCTCGGCGTCGGTGCCATCCTTGCCGGGGTTATCGTCCCCACGGTCAACGGCACTGTTGCGGATCTCATCCACGTCGCGGCATGGATCGCTCTGGGCGTTTGCCTGATTATCTACGCACAGGTCTGGCTTGAAAGGATCTGAAATGGACTTCGCGACATATTGGCTGGTCGTTCCCCTGGCCGGCCTCGCGCTAATGGTTCCAGCGTGGGTGTGGCTGCTTTGGTCGCTGCGGCGCAAGGTGGATATGGCCCAGCGCCAATGACCTTCGCGGAATGGTGGGCGAGGCGCCGAGCGCGCCGGCGGCAGTCAGCGACGGGCGGGCCGGGTCCGACCAATGATCCACTCGACCCGATGAATATCCTCAGTCCATTGCATCCGCTCAGTCCGTTAAGCCCGCTCAACTTAATGAATCTGAGCCCACCCCGCGATCCGCACCCGACGGTTGATACGAGCATCTGTGCCCCAACGGCTCAGAACATGCCGACCGACAGCGGCGGCACTATCTGCCCGGACCCCAGTCCCCCATCGTCCTACGACCCAGGTCCGTCACCATCCTACGATAGCGGGAGCTGCAGCTACGACAGCGGCGCGTCATCATCATCTTATGATAGCGGCAGCTCGTACTAACGCCGCGCGCTGATCCGCTTACGCCGGCACCCCCGGCCATCGGACGACGTTGGCGACTTCGCACGCGTCACTTGCCGCGACGCTTCCCCCCGGCGTAGGGCGCGGAGGAGAGCGTTCCTTCCGTGGAGTTAACCGCTGTGGAGGTTCCGGCGCGGGATCATCTTTCGCTGAAGCAGACAGTTCCATGTTCCACAGTGGGTCTGCCAACCGTTTCGCCATGCCGGTTACAATTCCGCGATAAATCCATTCGGTCGTAATACCGTAACGGTCGCAGAACTGTTTAACGAACCATTCGGACGGGTAATGATCCCCGCGTATCCAATTGCCAATTTTGCTCGGGGAGGCACCGAGGTCTTTCCCGACCTCTGTCTGAGAAATACCAAGAACCTTGATTGCATCACGGAGTCGTCTACCGACCTGTGTCTTGTGAAGCGTCTCTGACATAGGCCGATAATCGGCTTTATGCAGGTTTCCTGCCATGCAGAAGGTCATAGGGTTGACTCAGTGCAGGAAGTCTGCAAAATTCAACCCATGCCCAATTATGATGCTGCGCTAGTGCGAGTCTTGGAGGCGGCCGGAGGGCCGACGAAGGTGGCTGAACACCTCGGCGTCGTGCCGTCCGCGGTGACGCAATGGACCCGCGTTCCGGCGCGGCACATCCATAGGCTTGAGGCGCTGACGGGCATTCCGGCGAGGGACATACGACCGGACCTGTGGGATGCCACCCCGCCATCCCCCAAGCCTCTCGTCGAGGCCGCGGAATGACGGGGCGCGTCCGTCCTGAGTTACACGTCACCCGCGTTCCCGCGCGGGCTCACTCCATCGCGGCACCATGCCGCCGTGCCCATGCCCCGCACACTGGCATGGAACCGGCTTCATGGCTGCTACGCCAACACCACGAAAATGCGCCATGAACAGCGCAACATTGATCGCCGCGATCAAGGATTACGGCTCCGCGAAGGAAGTCGCGGAGGCTGGCGGATGTTCGGAAGCGACGGCGGCCCGCTACCGCCGTGGCGAAACGATGCCAAATCCGATGGTCCTGGCTCGATTGATGGGGCGTTCGCGCGCGATCGCCACCGCGATGCTGCGCATGGCCGGGCTCGATGACGAAAGCATGGACCTGGAGGAGGCGTGGCTCAGACGCGAGTTGCACCTGCTGCGGGCGAAACGCGCGGGGCCAGGGGATGCGAACGCTGAGGAGGCGCATGGCGCTGCTTCGCGCCAGGTGGTGGCGCATGATGACTAGGGCCGCGCCAGGTCGCGCACTCAGTCGATGGGCTGAGGATCGAATGAGCCGCGCGATGCGAGACGCGCGCCGGGAGGCGCCGCGATGAATGGAAGCGCGCCACGCTCTTGCCCGAGGCCCACCGAGGCTGAATTGCGGACCATCCTGGCACCTCACGTGACCGCCACCTGGCCCCTTGAGCGGTTGCTCGCCCTGTGTGCCGGCTGGAATGCCGGGGAGAAGACCGAGGCGCTCGCGGCCCAGCTTCGGCTCACCAAGAACGCGCTGCTCGGCAAGGTGCACCGGCTCAAGGCGCTCGGCATCCTGGAGGCGCGGCCCTCACCGATCATGCGGGACGGCGATGATCCGCGCCGCGCCGCTTCCGGGGGAGCGCGGAGGATTCCGGTCCCGGCTTCGACGTTGCCGCCCCTGCCGTCAGAGTCGGAGGCCGCCGGGTCCGGCGGTTCGCGTCCATGACCCGCCCGCGCGCCCGCGAATGCGCCGCCTGCGCCGGCCGCGGGCCGGACACCAAATTCCTTTCGCGCCGCCGCAAGGCGCCCGACCTCTGTGTCGATTGCTCCCGCGAGGCGGCACGGAACGCCGACCGGAACCCCGCCGCGCAACGCACCCCGCCGATCACGCGGGCCTCGGCGCGCGCGCGGTTCCGGGTTCGGCGGGAATCGGCCCAACTCGATCTGATCGACCTGATCCTGGGGCTGCCGCCATGAGCGAACGAACCCGGCACGCGACGGCCATGGTGACCGAGGGCGATCCATCGCAGGACGAAGTGAACCGCGCATTCGATCTGACGCGCCCACTCGCGGAGGCATTGCTCCGCATCGCCCCGGAGGACCGGTTCAATGTCATTGGCGGCCTGCTCGGCACCTATGCGGTCGCATACGATGATCCCGTCGCGGCGTTGGATCACGTCGCCCGCGTAGTTCGCCGGAAGCTCTCGGAAGTGGAGCATCAGGCGGAGCGGGTGCGATCCGGGGCCAGGCCGTCGTGACCCAGATCCAGCCCGAGCTGGCCTCCCGCCTGCTCCAGGTCGGCCGCGCGATCGACAACGCCCTCGTCGCCAGCCACGCGCTGCGCGCCGCGCTCAAGCCCGGGCACCCGCCGTTCGACGCGCCCCTGGCCGAGGGCGTGCGCCGCTACGGCGACGGGCCGGTGTTCGCGCTCTGGGCGGAGCTGCGCGCGTTGGATGCCCTGTCGCTCGCCTGGACCGGGGAGGGATTCCCTTTGGTCGAGGCGCCGGCGGACGACACCCCCGACGAGGCGCCGGGACTTACCCCGGAGCTGGCGCGCGCCGGCGATCCAGCGGTGGCGGACGTCTGATGGCCGAGGGGAAGCTCCCCCCGCACGCGACTCAGACTCCGACTCCGACTCCGACTCCGATCCACCGACCTCTTCCCCCGACCCTGGCGGAACAGGCATTCGAGAGAAACCGCGCCGCGTTCGCGCTGTCGGCGAAATACCCGGTGCGCCCGATCGCCGTGTTGGCCCCGGCGCAGCTCGCGGCGACGCGCGCGCAACTCGGCCCGGCGGCGTTCGTGGTCCCGAAAGCGGCGAACCGGAATGACATCGAGCGGCGCCCGTTGACGCGGGACGAGCTGCTCGATGCGCGCGCGGCGGCGATGGCGCCATGAGCGATTATCTCCGCAAAAAATGGCTTGAGCTTGACGCTCGCAAGGCAATCTCAGCCGAGCGCGAGGCCGCGGGTCTGGCGCCGCTCAATGAGGCGGCCACGCTCGCCGGCGTCGAGGTACGGATCGCGCCACCATTGCCTCCGCCAGCCGTTCCTCCCGCTGAAACCACGGACGCCGCCAGGGAGGCGCGCAGGCGTGGCGTGGCGGCGGCGATCGCGCGCGGCGAGGAACCGGCGGGCCGTTTCGAGGGCATCGCCTCCGCGCTCCCGCCCTCGGTCCAGGCCGCGGCTGATCTTCCCATCGAGCGCCTCAAAATCCTGAAAACCCTTCTTCCGGAGTCGCTGCCGCGCAAGACGCCAATGGGCGGCTTCATGAACCGCGTTCGGGACGTGATCCCCACCCTAGTCGGTCGGGGCGTATCAGCGCGGTGCCTCGAAGCGACGGCCGAGGCGTTGGTTGTCCTGGAAAAGGCACGGGGATTCACCTGGGCTGGCCTGAAGGGCATCGCGACGGTCGCGAAATACTGCGCCCGCCACATCCAGCGGGCCACCCGCTTGCTTGAAGGGGCCGGCCTGTTCCAGGTCATGAGCGTCCCTTATCGCGACGGCGACAATTGGTGGCGTGACGCGAACATCTACATTGCCACCATGGATGAGGAACCCGTCCCACTGCCGGCGGATGTCGAGGGAGCCGATCCCGTCCCGCCGCCTCCGGCATTCCGCGCGCTCACTGGCGGCGCTCGCCTCGCCGCCTTGTTCGGCCTCGTGCTGCGCGACGGTGGCCTGAGCCGCCCCCCCGCCCCGAAGAACAGGACCCGACCCGCGCCCGCCTGAGTTACGCGCCTGGCGCGCGCCGCGTGGCAACCAGGTGATCCCCGGCGCGAACGGCTGCGCCGACCTCCGAATCGGTCCGATTCCCCTCTGAAAATCCCTTGAGAACAGTCCCCGCGGGCGAATCGCGGACCCGATTCTGAGTCAAATCGCGGTAACGATCCGGCATTTCGTTTCGCATGCGGCGGTCCGTGGCGGCTGGCGGCGAAAAGACATGGACTCACTGTCTTTGTAGTCGGACTCAGTGTCCGAACATCCCGTCTTTAAGAAAGAATCATTACTTGCGGAGCGCTGCGCGCCGGTCGGGCCGTCATGTAAGGTGGGCTGCGCCCCCCCTACGCCGCCAAGCGGCGGCTGACCCCCCGCGGGAAGGCAAGACGGCTCGGGAACAACGTGCCGGCGGAGAGCGCGCGGGACTGACCAGACGTCGAGCGCGGGGAAACACCGCAACGGCGCTTGACGGCGTTTCAGTTAATGCACAATATGCCCCTGTCGTTATCGTCTAATTTCCGATACCCGACATAAGAGCGAGGCCGAATCGGATGGCGAGATCCGACCCGGCCTCTGACCACACGGTCCTGTTGGGAGGTGCCGCATGGCTGCAAGGAGAGTAACGCCGCGCCGGCCGAAGAGGCCACGGTCGGAAGGTCGTCTGCTGCCTTGCTGTGGGATCTTCATGCCGGATGGCGGCGGTTATATCTGGGCCGGGGAGCAGCAGCCGGGGGCGATGGGCATGTGCCTCCAGTGTGAAACCCTCCTGTGTTTCGACGATAAAATGGTGCTGCAAGTGGCCGGACCCGAGCGTATCCCGGATGCCGGACCGGCCCTGAAAAGGTTGGGGCATTTGTTCGCGAACCCCAATAGCCTGGCGAAGAAGCCAGATCCCGATGACGGGTCAGTTCGCTCGATCAATTAGCCGGCCGCGCGCCACGGTTCTTGCTTCCCTGTTCGACGGGCGCATAGTCGTGCGTCATGTTCGGTCAGGTCGAACGTCCGGGATACTTCCGTTGCCCCTTGTGCGGGCTGTTTTCCACCAACCCGTACGACGCGGCTCACGGTTGGTGCGCGAATTGTCGGGTGTTCGTGGCTGACGTGATCGAGGCCGCCCCCGAGGTGCGTCAGGTGATGGGCGAACTCTACCATGCCGACGCCTCCCGCCACGTCGACCGCTCGGCGCAGCTCCGCCGCACCGCCGCGGCCTGGCTCTACCTCAACACCGCCGTTGACCCCGGCGGGAGCGAGCGCCGATGAATGTGAAAGCACGCCGCCGCATCAGACGCCAGCCAACCGGAGGCACCGCCTGGTTGCGCTGCCGCGCCTTCACGCGCGCCGTATGCCTGCGAGGACATCACGGGGCGTCTTTCTGGCGATTTATCTGGCGGCAACGCGGAGGCCCATAAGGGGCCGACCGAACGCCCGCGTTGACGCCCCGGCCGGCGAGCGCCGATAACTGAGTCGCCGACTGGACTATTGTGGTGACGGTCCCCCGCTTGTCTGTGACGAACCAGAACGAAAAGTGGCGGATTTGCGCCGTATTCCAGCAACGTAAGAGCTATTAGGTGATTCGGAATGGAAACGAAATCCGCCGCCGTCGTTCCTTATGACCCGTCAGCCCAGGCCCCGGCGCAGGCGTCCTCCGATGAGCAGATGATCGACCTGTGGCTCGGCCGGTACCGATCGCAGATGACCCTGAGCGCGTTCCGCAATGACGTGGAGCATTTCCGGCGCGCGGTCCCGAAGCCGCTCCGCGAGGTGGTCCTGCGCGATATCCAGGGCTGGGGCCTGGCCATGGAGGCCATCCATAAGCCCGCGAGCGTGGCCCGCCGGCTCTCGGCCGTCCGATCGCTGTTCAGCTTCGCGCACAAGATCGGCTACCTCCAGTGGAATGTCGCGGCGGCGGTCACGATGCCGCCGATCGAGGACCAACTGGCGCGGCGCATCGTCACCGAGGAACAGATGACGAAGCTGCTGGGGGTCCTGCGGAACAAGCGGGACAACGCTCTCCTCCGGCTGCTCTACATCGCCGGCCTGCGGATCTCCGAGGCGTCCGGCCTCCGCTGGCGTCACGTGACCCCACGCGATGGCGGGGAGGCGCAACTGACGGTGTTCGGCAAGGGCGGCAAGACGCGCGAGGTGCTGATCCCCGCGTTCATGGCCGAGCAGCTTCTCGGGCTCAAGCTTCGGCTGGATGGCCCGGACGATCCGGTGTTCCGGAGTCGCAGCACGGCCAAACGCGGCGTTGCCATGGGGCGGCGGGATGTCTGGGTCACGGTCAAGAAAGCCGTGCAGCGCGCGAACCTGCCCCGCGAAATCTCCCCGCATTACTTCCGGCACAGCCATGCCAGTCACAGCCTCACGCGCGGCGCCCCGGTGCACGTCGTCCAGGCGACGCTCGGTCATGCCAGTTTGACCACCACCACGCGGTATACGCACGCTCGGCCGGGTGATTCCTCCGCGAAATACCTCCCCCGGTGATCCCCGGTTTCCCGGCGGTGTCCGGCGCGTCGATAATTCCTCGTAACGAGTTAAATACCGTTTCCGATAAATTATCGGAATGAAAGTGACGGAGATGACGGCGAAGAAGAAACCGGTCGATAATTCTCCGGAACGAACGCCGGAGCCCGCCGGCGCGCGGCGCGCGGGCGCCGGCCGCCCCTCGCCGCCACCCAAATTGACTCCCCGCGCGCGTGAAGCAGCGGACGGCGAGGCCATGGCCGCCCGGTTTCCGCGCTACCGGATGGTGAAAACCGACGAGCTTCGTGGTTACGAAAATAATCCAAGGACCCATTCCGATTCACAGATTTCCAAAATCGTTCGCTCGATCCGCGAGTTCGGTTTCACCAACCCGATCCTGACCGATGGCGACGCCGGCGTGATCGCCGGGCACGGGCGCCTGATGGCGGCGCAGCAGCTCGGGTTGGAGACGGTGCCCACGATCGAGCTGAAGCACCTGACGGCGGCTCAGCGTAGGGCGTACGTCATCGCGGACAACCGGCTGGCCGAGGACGCGGGCTGGGATGACGACCTCCTGCGGCTGGAACTGGGCGACCTGCGCGACATGGGCTTCGACCTCGACCTCACGGGCTTCGATCCGCTGGAGGTCGATAAGCTGTTCGGCCCGGCGGGGGGCAACACCGACCCCGACGACGTGCCGGAGGTCCAGGCGGAGGCGGTGACGGTCCTGGGCGATGTGTGGCTGCTCGGGCGTCATCGGCTGGTGTGCGGGGATGCAACGAGTGCCCCGTGCGTTGAGAAGACGCTGGCGGACGTGAAGCCGCACCTAATGGTCACCGATCCGCCGTATGGAGTGGAGTATCTGGCGGGGTGGCGTGACGACGTGCTTGGTGGCAAGTCCGGAGGGCGCGCAACAGGCGCGGTGGCCAACGACGGCCGCTCCGACTGGTCAGACGCGTGGGTGCTGTTCCCTGGCGACGTGGCGTATGTTTGGCATAACTGGCTTCAGGGCGGCCCTGTCGCTGACAATCTAAGACTAGCTGGGCTTGAGGTCCGCACGCATCTGGTTTGGGTGAAATCTCGGTTTGTCCTGAGTCGGGGCCATTATCATTCACAGCACGAGTGCTGTTGGTATGCTGTTCGCAAGGGTGCGAACGGTCATTGGTCGGGTGATCACAAGCAAACGACCACCTGGAACATTGAACACAACACCAGTGAAACCGGCCACAGCACCCAGAAGCCCGTCGAGTGCATGCGCCGCCCGATCGAGAACAACTCCAGTCCCGGACAGGCGGTCTACGACCCCTTCGTCGGCTCCGGCACGACCATCATCGCCGCCGAGATGACCGGCCGCGTCTGCCACGCCATCGAGATCTCGCCGCAATACGTGGACGTCGCCATCCGCCGCTGGATGGCGTTCGCTGGTGCCGAAGCCACGCTGGAGAGCGACGGCCGCACCTTCGCCGAGGTCGAGCGCGCGCGGTTGGCGGTCACGGCGTAAGCGGCGCGGAAGTAGGGGCGACAGGCCCCGCCTGCCGCGCCCCACCCTGCCTGCCAGGCCTAGCCGCGCCCAGCTCCGCCGTGCCAAGCCTCGCCTCGCCTGCCGAGCCCGGCCAAGCCGCGCCAGGCGTTGCCGTGCCTCGCCTCGCCTGCCAAGCCGTGCCGAGCCCAGCCGTGCCCCGCCGTGCCATGCCGCGCCTGCCAAGCCGGGCCGAGCCGCGCCGAGCCCTGCCGATCCACGCCGAGCCACGCCTGCCGCGCCATGCCGCGCCGTGCCATGCCCGGCCCTGCCCTGCCGTGCCTGCCGCGTTACGCCGCCGCCTTCGCGATCACCCGGCGGCGCCTGACTTTGTGGAGTTCGTTCCAGACCCCGGCCAGTTCCTTCAGTTTGGCGAACCGCTTCTGCACGCGTTCCAGCTCCGTGAACGCGTCCTTCAGCAAGACATCGCGCAATTTCTCGTCTTCCATGACATCGCTGAGCGGCCGGTAGCCGCCTGAATGCCCGCCGGTTCGGTCAACCGACAGCGAGACGAACTTTCGTCCGCCATCGACATCGACGATATGCACCGAGATCAGCGCCCGCACCTGCCAGATGCGATACCGTTCAGCCGCCGCCTCGTTGTCCCAGGTCAGGGCGGAGTACAGACGCGAGGCGGGATTGTCCCGCGCCCATTGCACGACCTCGGCCGGATTGATGACCCCCTGACCGGTCTTCAGCGCCAACAGTTCGTCGGTGATCGTGTCCAGTCGCTCGCTCATAGCTCCACCTCGAAGCGGCCCCAGCCGAGGCCATTGGAGTTCGGGGAATCGGGACGGCCCTCTCCGATGCCGCATTGCTGGCCGGCGCGGTCCATCAGGTTGATGATGTCCGTGGCGCTGAACTGGTCCTCGTCCCAGGTGACGCGGACGACGGCCGACCATTGCTCCCACATCGGGCGCCATCTGATGTCGGCGACCCCGCTTTCATTTCGCACGCTGGCCTCGTGGATGCGCGGCTCGCCCTCGATCCGCACCAGCGGCGTGCCGTCCGCGCGGTCGATGCCGTCCGCTTCCACGAAGACCGACAATTTCGCCCGCGTCATGACGATACCGACCAGTTTGCACGCCGAGACCATGGCGTTGCGGAACGCGGGCGCCGGAATGCCGATCCAGTCCTCCTTGCTACGGTGCATCGCAGCCTCATACGCACCTTCGAAGTCCTTCGGCTGGCGCACCTTCTTTCCGCGCGACTGTTGGCCCGCGCGCTGCGTCTCCTCCATAAGCTTTCGTTGCTTTTCCGAGAACGCGTGTTGCACGTAAGGCGAAATGCCGCGAATTTTGACCGACGCCGTCCGCAATTTCGCACGTGCGATGCGGATGACCTCCGGTTGGCCGGTCGCGGCGGTGGCGATCTCGGCCTCCGTGAGAGGCGGGATCTTGAGTTGCTTCTTGGTTTTCGCCTCAGTCGTGACTGACATTGTTCTCACCTCTTGGTCCTGACTGGCCTGGGACAATCCCTGGCCATATCCCGCAACCGCACCGGCGGCGACTTCAGCCGCGGCGGGTGGCTCGACGGTAGCGCGGCCGTGATGACATTGGACATCCGCCATAACCATCGGTCGAACCCAATGCGCTGGCGGGCCGTGCCGGCGACCCATTTGGCCAACTCGGCCTCCGTGATCCCCCAGCGGTCAGCGACCCACGCCGGCGCCCAGCCGGTCATCGCAAGCCGCTCCAGCCGCTCCTGGGGCGTCAGGTAGGACGATTTCGCGCGGAACCCTCGCCTGGTGCTTGCGTCGGGCGCCGGATCGGCGGATGGTGCGTCACCACGCGTAGTATTCGCGTTCGAAACAACACCCCCCCTACCGCCGGCGTTGCCATCTCCGGCGGTTTTTTTTGTGCCCGCGCGTGGCATGATGATCTCCATGATCGAGAAAGCCGGACGATGAGGGACGGGCGCGCGGCCATCGAAACACTGCGTGAGGCCCTTCACCTCGCGCAACGCCTATCCGCCAAAAACGGCGATGAATTAAACGCGCGATGGTCAGAGGCGCACGCCGCCCTGATCTGTCTCGAAGCCGCTATGAGCGATAATGCGACAGCATTGCGGGAATGTGTCAGGCTTCAGAGACACTACGCGCAACTTCTGAACGCCTGGGATGGAGGCGAGCGTCGCACGTTCTACTCGTCCGAGGAATGGATCGCCCGACTACGTGAAGTGGGCATGTTGAAATGACCGCCATCCTGACCCAGGCCGAGGAAGCCGCCGAACTCGCGCGTGAAGCCTTCGCGTCGGGTCATAACGCGGTCGGTCTCGCCGCGATCGTCCTGGGCGCGCAACTCGTGCAATTGGCGAGGCTACTCCATGACGTCGAAAGCCAAACCGAAACCCAACGCCGCCGCCGCGCTGTCGAAGCGCGAACAGGCCGCGCTGGAATACCACGAGGCCAGCGAGGCGCTCCGCAAGGATGAGGTCCGCCGCGGCAAGGCGAAAGCCCAGTGCATCAGCACCGGCGCGATGCCGGACTACGAACGCGATCCCTACGAGGCGGGGACTCAACTGACGGTGTTCGATGGTCGCCGCGTGCGGATAGTGATGACCGTGGTCACGGCGCTGGAACGGTTCGACCACCAGGCCTTCGTCGAGGACGTGGAGAAGCTGGGCCTCGATCCCCGCAAGCTGGCGCGGCTGGTGAAGAAGCACACCATTCCGTTGCGGCCCGCGCATGTGTTCAAGACGTTTCTGGTGGCGTGACGGGCACTGTGGCCGGCCCCGCCATGAGCGTATGGTCGGCGGCATTGTCCGCGAACGTGAGGACACGATGAACGATGAACCGATGGTAAGCGGGCCCTCTCGCGGGCGGCGGCCTCCGCGTCGTCGGCTACACCGTGTGTGATCCGAGCTTGTCGGTCGGCTATCCGCTGCCGGGTGGTCAGCCACACCCCGATCAGGGCCTGCCGACGCCTCCGGTGCGTCCCGACAATACGCTGCCGCCGAGCGCGCAGCCGCGCCGCTGAACCGACAAACCCGCCGGGTTCGTCCCGGCGGGTCACCCGGAGGGCGTAAAGTGACCGAGGCGGAAATGCTCAGCCCGCTGCTCAGAGGATGGCGCGTATATCATCGGCTGGCGGTTCTGCGTCTCCGCACTGACGTGGTGGGAGCGAGTAGAATACCCATCCGGAGGTCTGGCGACATTGTCCTGGCTTCATGGTCGTCGGGCATGAAGCCGTTCGCGAAAGGATGGCGCATTCAAGACATCGGATTCACTTGCATTCTGAATGAGCCGGATGTGGAGATCATCGAGCGACCATAACGAAAAATCATCAGTCTGACACACGGGAAACCGTTGTTTTCCGGGCGTTTCCGCACTATGTTCCTGTCATGTTCCATTGGCGAAAATCACCAGACCGGGACACGCACATCGAGCGTCTGGAGCGCCGTGTCGCGGCGCTGGAGGCCCGACTTTCCCGCGACACCGAGACCGCGACTCGGGCGCCCGACTCCGATTCGGGGCGACTCGAGTCGGCGCTGGCGTCGCTGGGCCGGGTTGTCGCGCGCGCCGCGGCCAATGCCGAAGGCGTGACGCGGCAATAACATCTGTGCGAGGCTCTTGCCGGCGGCAAGGGAAATCGCATGCCTAAACCCAAGCACACCCCGACTGATCGTGAACGGCGTCTGGTCAGAATGGCGGTCGCTGGCGGTATCGTCTACGACGACATTGCCGCCGCGATCGGCATCAGTCGCAGTTCGCTCAAAACGCATTACAAAGCCGAGTTAAAATCCGGCGGCATCCTCGCCAATATCATGGTGATCGGGAACTTGTATCGGCACGCGACCGGCGATCATCCCAACGCGGCCGTTTCGGCATCGAAATGGTGGACCCAGGCCCGCATGGGATGGTCCGAAAAGCACGAGTTCAGCGGGCCGGGCGGAACGCCGCTCAATCCTCCGGGGCAGAGCTATGTCGTTCGCATGCCGACGCCGGTTGAGTCGGTGAAGCAATGGATGGACGCCTACGTGCCGGAGACGGAGCGGGAGCCATCGTAAACGTCGCCTGGGAGCCGCAACCGTGGCAGGCCGCGTTCATCGCCTGCCCCGTCGAGGAAGTGTTCGGCGGCGGCGCGCGCGGAGGCGGCAAAAGCGACGGCGTGCTCGGCGATTGGCTCAACCACGCGGACCAATACAAGGAAAACGCCATCGGCCTGATGGTCCGGCGCACCCGGACTGAGCTGCTCGAAACACACGAGCGCGCGCGCGTCATCTACGGCAAGCTCGGCGCGCGGTTCACATATCAGCCGATGCGGGTCATCATGCCCGGCGGCGCGCGCCTGACGTTCTCGTATCTGGATCGGGACTCGGATGCGGACGGGCTGCAAGGGGCATCTTTCACCCGCGTGTACGTCGAAGAATGCGGCAACTTCCCGAGCCCCACGCCGATCCTCAAATTGATGGCGACACTCCGGAGCGGCGCCGGCGTGCCGGTCGGAATGCGCCTGACCGGAAATCCTGGCGGAGCAGGGCATCATTGGTGCCGCGCCCGCTACATAGATCCGGCGCCACGCGGCTGGAAAGTCATCACCGACCCTGAAACGGGTTCGGAGCGGATCTACCTGCCGAGCCGCGTGGCCCAGAACAAGTACCTGGGCGAGGACTATATCCGCCGCTTGCGTGGTGTCGGCACACCCGAGTTGGTCAAGGCGTGGCTCGAAGGTGACTGGTCAGTCATCGCCGGCGCGTTCTTCTCCGAGTGGTCCAGCGATCGCCACATCATCGCGCCGCGGGCCCTGCCGGAGCACTGGGCGCGGTTCCGCTCGTTCGACTGGGGATCGGCCCGTCCGTTCGCGGTGCATTGGTGGGCCGTTTCGGATGGGACTCTACCAGATATCGCGCGTGGTTGCCTCGTGTGCTACCGAGAGTGGTATGGCATGAAGCCGGGCGAGCCCAACGTGGGGTTGCACATGACCGCCGAACAAGTCGCCGAAGGAATCAGGGACCGGGAGCGTGACGACCCCAAACCGAAGGATGGAGGGTTCGTCGGCGTGGCCGATCCCTCGATCTTCGCCGAGGACGGCGGCCCGTCGATCGCGAGCCGGATGACGCGCGCCGCGCGCATCGTGTTCCGCCCCGGCGACAACAAGCGGGTGCCGCAGCGTGGTGCGATGGGGGGCTGGGACCAGGTACGCGCGCGGTTGGTGGGCGACGCGGATGGCAAGCCGATGGTGGTGTTCTTCTCGACGTGCCGGGATCTGATTCGGACTTTACCGGCGCTGCAACATGACGCGAGCCGGGCCGAGGATGTCGATACGGAGTCGGAAGATCACGCGGCCGACTCTGTTCGTTACGGAATGATGAGCAGACCCTACATCCGCGACGCGGAGCGGCAGCGTCCCCGTGATAGTTGGGACGCGGCGTTCAATCGTGACGATGGCGACGTGAGAGACTGGAGGACGGCATGACACTCAATTTTCTCGAAATGAGCGGCGCCGAGTTTCAACGAACCGTGCGCGACGATCCGGACAAGTGGGCCGACGCGGCGATGGTCGCGGCCGAGGACCTTGGATACAAAATTGAGCGGGACTGGATACGATCGCTCCTGGCCGACGCCATGGCCGCCGCCCGCGAGGGATCGATCCGCGAAGTGATCAGGCCGGCCGTGCCATGATGACCACCTGATGTCACAATCCCTCTACCCCGACCCGCCGATGGACCCGGAGGCCGCCGAGGCATCCCGGCCGAAGGGTGGCCCCGGCATCGCGTCCGACCGCTACCCGCGCAATCTCGACGATCTGCACGCGCGCATGGTTCAGTGGTTCGAGGACGCGGAGATGGCGACGAACGACGGCCGGCGATTATCGTCACGCGACCGGGATTATGTCTGCGGGGTTCAGTGGACACGCGCCGAACTCGACGCACTGAAAGCGCGCGGCCAACCGGACGTTACGATCAATTACTGTTCGCGCAAGGTCGAGCTGATGTGCGGCCTGGAGCGCAAGTCACGCACCGATCCGAAGGCGTTCGCGCGTAATCCGGCCGACGAGGACAAGAGCGACGCCGCGACGGACAGCCTCCGGTATATCGCCGATGACAACAACTTCCCAATCATTCGCTCGGACGTTTACGAGAACCTGCTGGTCGAGGGCGTCGGCGGCGCGGAACTCGGGCTTGAGGACGATGGCCAGGGCGGCGCGAACATAACGATCACGCAGGTGCCCTATGATCGGCTGTTCTGGGACCCGCATTCCCGCCGGCTGGACTTCAGTGATGCGCGATACAAGGGCATCGTCATCTGGATGGACCGCGAGCAGGCTTACGAAACGTGGCCGGACGCGGAGGATCTGATCTCCGATACGTTTCAGACCCAGACCGGGAGTTATGCCGACCGCCCGCACGAGATCGTCTGGTGCGACAGCAAGCGCGAGCGCGTGCGGATCGTGCAATGCCACTGGCAGGAGCGAAACGAGTGGTGGGTCGCGACGCTGACCCGCGTGGGCTTCCTGGCCGAGCCCACGAGATCACCATTCAAAGGCAACAAAGGCACGTCCATGTCCGGTCTGATCATGGCGAGCGCGCATGTCGATCGCGAAAACAATCGTTACGGCATGGTGCGCGACCTGATCTCCGAGCAGGACGAGATCAACAAACGCCGCAGCAAGGCGCTACACCTTTTAAGTGTCAGTCAGGTCGTCATGGAGGACGGCGCGGTCGCCGATATCGACAGAGCGCGGCGCGAGGTCGCGCGGCCGGACGGCCTCGTCGTCATCAATCCGGGGATGAAATTCGAGATCAACAACGGCGCCGATCTCGCCGAAGGGCAGTTCAAGCTGCTCCAGCACGCGACGGCGGAGATGCAGGCGTCGGGGCCGAACGCCTCGATGTCCGGCACCGACCCGCGCGAACAGTCTGGCCGGGCGATCCTGGCGCAACAGGCGGGCGGCGCGGCGGCGAACGAGCCTATCGCCGACACGCTGCGGATGTGGTCGCGGACGGTCTATCAGGTCGCCTGGATGGCGGCGCGGCAATACTGGACGGCCGGGCGCTGGGTGCGCGTGACGGATGATATCGGTTCGACGAAATGGGTCGGCATCAACCAACCGGTGCGGCTGATGGACGAACTCGCGAAGATGCCGGAGCAGCAGCGCGCCATGGCCATGCAGCGGATGCAGATCATGCCGGGCGACCCGCGGCTGGGACAGGTGATCCGGATCGACAACGACATCACCGACATGGACATCGACATCACGATCGAAGAGGGCATCGATGTTCCGAGTATCCAGGCCGAGCAATTCCAGGTCCTGATCCAGCTCGCCGGCACGCAGCCGGGCCTGATCCCGCCGGAGATCCTGATCGCGGCGAGCAACCTGCGGAATAAAGACCAACTGCTGAAGCAGCTCGCGGAACACCAGCAGGCGCAGGCGCAGCAGCAGCAAACCATGCAGAAGATGGCGATGGACAAGGCGCAGGCCGATGTCACGGCGACGCAGGGCAAGGCCGCCGCCGACTTCGCGCTGGCCGCCGAGCGCAAGCACGCGACGGTGCATCACATCGCCGATGTGCATGGCATGTTCGCCGACATGAACGCGCCGCCCGACCCGCCGTCCGATCCGGGGACCGTGGTGCCGCCGGAGGTGCAGGCGATGATGGACGGAGCGAACCTGAGGGGCATGCACGCGAAGGCGGCGGTAGACGAGGCGCGGGCGAACGATCTGCGGCACAGCGCGGTGCAGCGCATCAATGACGTGATGATCGCGCGGCAGAACGCGCTGGCACCGCCGGAGCAGACGGGAGGCGGTCCATGAGCGACGAGATCGAATACGACTGCACAGACTGCGGACGACTCGTCATCGCGTTCGGCTTCTTTGGCGTGGCCGAGGCCGGGAAACGCTGCTACTCGTGCCAATGGATCAGGGACAACGTCGCGCCTGAACACCAGGGCGATGTTCGGGAACGCCTGGGGGTGCCGCTTGCCGGTTCGGCGGGAGTGCCTGATGTCCGGTGACCTCGACACCTTCCTGAAAGGCGGCAATCCCCCGGAGGCATCGCCACCGCCCTCCACGGACAAGGCCGCTCCAGTCACGCCAGAAGCCCCACGGACGCCACCGGAGGCCGCGCCGGCCAAGGACGCGGCACCCGCCAAGGACAAGCCAGCCGCCGTGCCGGACCCCGACGACGACGCGGAGCCGGGCGATCCCGAACCCGGCCAGCCGATCGTCCCGCGCACGGCTTACGAAAAGGAGCGGGCGCGCCGGCAGAACTGGGTCGAGCGCGCGAGCCGGGCCGAGGCCGAGCGGGACGCGCTGGCGAAACAGTTGGAGGAGGCGAAGAAAGGGCCGCCACAGCCGCCGGCGGCGCCGCTGCCGCCCATCGACCCGGCAACTGACCCGGAGGGCTATACCAGGCGCGTGCGCGCCGTGGTGCTGAACGAGCGCCTGAACACCAGCGAGATGATGGCGCTCGACAAACACGGGAAAGACGTTATCGACCGGGAGACCGAGTATTTCAAAAGGCGCGGCGAGGCCGATCCGCGATTGTGGAACGAGCTGTATTCCCAGCCGCACCCCTACCAGTGGATGATCGACAATAACGCCACGGCGCGGCTGCACGAGGAAATCGGCACCGACCCCGCGGCTTATGAAGCTCGGCTCAAGGCGAAATGGGAGTCGGAGCGAAGCGCCGACGCGCCGCCGGTCTCGCCGGTCGCGAACCTGCCGCCGAGCCTCGCGAACGCGCGTTCCTCCGCGCCACGGGGGATGAACGGGTTTTCCGGGCCACCTTCACTCGATGATATTCTTACGAGACCGAAACGACGCTCTTAATCATTTTGAGGCGGCCGGAGCGACGGCGATGAATGAAGCCACGCGAAAAGACATGGCTTTAGGGGACTGGCTGGCGGCGATTGTCGAGCAATTTTCCGACCCGGCGGAACGAGCCCGAATGGCCCCCTTGTTCGGCGACAAATGGGCGTTGCGTCTTTGTTTCGCTGGGAAAGATAAACCAGGAAAGAGTTGGGCGGAGGTCGGCTACCGCGTTGGCGGTCATTTCGTGGTGGTGCGTGCTTTCGGAAGCGGGACTCGTGTTCATGACCGTTTGGAACGCGTCACCGAATTGCCGTTCTCAATGATGTTTGTCCTCGGTGAGCTTCTGGAAGACACTAAGGCGCATCAGGCGGTAGCCGAGGTCCGCGAGCGGCGCGGACGGCCATGATCGACCTCGCCACCATCACCGCCATCCTCTACGCCGCGCGCCTCCAGCGCCGCGTTCCCGAATCGGACGCGGAGAAGCGCCGGACCATCGCCGACGCGCTGACCGATGCCAGGATGATCGTGGACATCTTGACCGAGAGTGATTCCCCGGTCACGGTGCCCGAGCCAGAGCAGCCGCCGCCGTCGCCGGGCACAATCGGGCGTATCGCGGACGCGAAGGCAACCCGTCGCCGGGGTTAATCGGGCGTTCGGCCGGCCACCGAGGCCTGACATTGGTGTGACCCGTCGCCGGGGGATTAGCGGGCGTTGAGCCGTCGCCGGGCTTTATCCGGGCGTCCGTTCACGTCCCTTCCCTCATAGCGACAGGAGCCCGGCCAAATGGCCGACATGAACGTCACCCCCGCCAGACAGGGGCTGACGCCCCTCATCTGGGACTCGGAGTTCTTCACCGAATACGTCCGCAAGAACCAGTTCGCGCGGTACATGGGCACGACCATGGGCGCGATGATCCAGGTGCGGGAGGACCTCACCCGCAAGGCCGGCGATACCGTGGTGTTCCCGACCGTGAGAAGGTTGGTGGGAGCTGGTGTAACCGGAAACACGGTACTGGAGGGCAACGAGGAAATCCTCAACGCCCGGTCGCTGAACCTGGTCGTCTCCGCGTTCCGCCACGCCGTCGCGGTGTCGGACTGGGACGAGCAGAAATCCGTCATCGATCTCCGGGAGGCCGCGCGCGAGGCGCTGATGGTCTGGGAACTGGAGAAGATGCGGAACGACATCATCACGTCGCTGGAGGGGATCACCGCCGATGGCAACGTGCAGGTGTCCTACGGCGCGGCGACCGCCGCGCAGCGCAACACCTGGATGGTCAACAACGCCGACCGGGTGCTGTTCGGCGTATCGAAGTCGAACGCGGTCTCCGGTGTTATGGCGACCGCTCTGGCGACAATCGACTCGCCCACGGATAAAATGTCGGCCGCGATCATAACGCTTGCCAAACGCATCGCCCGCACCGCGTCGCCGCGCATCCGTCCCATCAGCGTCAATGACGACGAGGAATGGTTCGTGATGTTCATTCCCTCGTTGCCGTTCCGCGATCTGATGCAGGACCCGGTCATCATCAACGCGATGCAATACGCGTGGGAACGGGGACGGGACAATCCCTTGTTCACGGCTGGGGATATTATCTACAACGGCGTCATCATCCGCGAGGTCCCGGAGATGCCGATCATTCCCGGCGCGGGCGCGGGCGGAACGACCGACGTGGCCATGTCGGCGCTGTGCGGCGCGCAGGCGTTGGGCGTTGCGTGGGCGCAACGGATGAAAAGCACGACGAACACAAGAGACTATGGCTACATGCACGGGGTTGGCATCCAGGAAATGCGCGGCATCGGCAAACTCCGTTTTGGTGTCGATCCGACCGTTGACACGTCGAAACCTGTTGACGCGGGCATCGTGAGCGTCTTCACGACCGCCGTTGCTGACGCGTAATTGTCGCCGTGGCTCAAACTCGCCGCGGCGCTCGCGCCGTTGATGCTGGCCGCGCTGGTCGGCATCGCGTGGAACAACTCGCATTCCATGGCGGTGCTCGGCGCGCGCCTGGACGAAAACGTCAGAGAACTGGATCACCTGCGGGACCTGATCGAGCAGCTTATCCGCGCGGCGCCGCGTCAACCATGAGGAGATTCCGATAATGGCAACGAAACCACACGACGACGGCGACACGAAGACACACGACGCCGACAGGAAGAACGCCGCGAGTGAGCATGCCAGACATGCCGCGCGTCCGCCCCACGTCACTGGAGCCGCGAGCGGCGCGACGCTCGTGTCCGAACGAACCCCGGAGCAACGCGAGGCGATGGCGGCGGCGTCGATCGGGGCACAGGTCATCCTCGATTACAACGGCGACGGATCGATCGGCGCGCGTGGCGGCGCGGGCGGCACGATCGAGGAAAACACCATCGCGCGCGACGCGCACCTGATCTCCATCGGGCTCGATCCGAACGCGCCGTCCGGACCTCCGACCGGTGAGCCGTGGGTTCCGCCAGCGGTCGTCACGCAGGGCGCCAAAGCGCGTTCGGGCCACGCCACGCGCATGTCCAGCCTCGCGGCGGGCATCATCACCGACGCTGACGATCTTCCGACGCAACCGCCTGGCAGCAACGGAACCGGCGGAGCGAGCGGCGCGCCGGTCAACCGCGACGTGCCGCACGTCTCTCAGTCGGGCGACACGCTCAACTGCACGATGGGGAACTGGGAGGGCGAGCCGACCAGCTATGGCTACCAGTGGAGGCTGGACGGGTCGCTCGCTGGCACCGACGCGGCGACCTACACGGCGCAGGCCTCCGACGTGGGCAAGACCGCGACATGCGTGGTGACGGCCACGAACGCGCATGGATCGACGGCCGCGCCGCCGTCCAACGAGGTCACGATCGCCGACCCGGCGGCGGGGACGACCACGTCGCGCTCGAAGAAGTAACGACCGGAGGCAGCACCATGCCAGCGACAGCGACCGGGCGGGGTGCCCAGGTGATTCTCGATGGCGACGCGCAGAAGGCCGCGCGAGGGGCTTACGCGCCCACATTGGTGGCCAATTCACGATATCTGGAGAGCCAACAGAAAAGCGGTGCCGTCGCTGATGGTTCGACCCCGGACGGCACCACGATTACCGGTGCACCCGCCGAAGATTATATTGTCGACGCGCCGGGGGCCGGACTCTATCTCCCGCTTACAGGCGGTACGGTCCAAACAGTGTTCAGTGACCCCACGGTTGAATCGATCGCCACGACGTTCGTCACTGCCACCAGTCTGACGGCGGACAATCCGCAGGATATCATTAACGTGCTCGCGCGGTATTACCCGAATACCGGCGGGCATCATATGACCAGCTTTCACGGCAGCGCGATCTACGCCGTGGGTACGCCGTTCGACAATGTTCCGGGTGGGACGATAGACGGTATCAACGCCGTGATGGCGCAATCCGGTAATCAGGGAAAGGGAACTGTCACCAGGGCGGTAGACTTCTATGGTCACGCGAATGTCAATAACGCGGGTGGCGTGCTGACCAACCATTATTTCTTGTTTCAGGAGGGTTCGACTGGCGCCGTCAATCATTACGGTGCGTTTTTCTCGGCTCCCGTCGGTATAGGAACGCCCACGCCCATTTATAATCTCGACGTTCAGGACGGCGGCGGCAACACCCACGGCAACTGGTTTCGCGCGGGTAATCTAAGTGTCACCAGCAATGGCGCTTCGATATACCCCGGCTTTAATCCCGGTCCGGGCGGTTTTGGTGTTCAGGATCTCATCGTCGGCAACAATGGTGCCGCCGAGGCTACGACATCCTCGGCTTCGTTTCTCTACATTTCATCGTGTGCTGGTACGCCGACCGGGTTCCCCGCGCAGGCAGCGACCGGGCGGGTCGCGATGCGTTACGACACGACGGCGCATAAATTATGGATGCATGACGGTACCTCCTGGCGTGGTGTCGTGCTGACGTGAGCGATCTCCTATGACCGTCACCGTCTCGACGATCGCCGAGCGGACGCTGCGGCGGCTCAACGTCACCGTGGTGCCGCTCGACGATCGCCCGACAATGACCGAGATGGTGCCGGTCGCCACCATCGCGACGATGGCGCTCGTCGAGCTGGGCGTCATCGCTTCGGACGAACCGCCGATCCCCTCTGACCAGGCGCTTGCGCTCGACAAGGTGGCCTCGGTGCATGCCGCGCTCGACGCCATGGCGGTGGTCTGGTGGGACGCCACCGCCGTGCCGCGCGCGTTCGTCGAGGAATACGTCAAGCTGGCCGCGGCGCAGGCCGCCTCGAGCTTCGGCAAGGCGAGCGACCCCGCCGTGGTGGCGTTGCTCGAGGCGCGCGTCCGCCGGGGCGCCGTGGGCATCGCGTCGCACGACATCGCGGTCGAGGGCGTCATGGCGGTGCATACCGAGCTTGTGGGCAAGGGCATCGCGCGGTGGACCAACACGGACATCCCGGAGATGGCGGGGCCGGCCTATGAGATGCTCGCGGCCTACAACCTCGCGCCAAAATTTCCGCCCGCCGAGCAGAAGCCGGCCGATGTGGTGCAGGCCATGCGGACGTTGTTCACCATCACCGCGTTGCCGTCGTCCGGTGAACGCGTCGTGGCGGAGTATTTCTGATGGTGATCGGCGCATGAGTACCACCATCGAACGCAACCTGCCCATATCCGTCACGCTCACCGCCGAGCAGTGGCAGGCGGTCATGCAAGTTCTGAGCAACGGACCATACCACACAGTCGCACCGCTGATCGGGTCGATCCAGCAACAATGTATGCGCCACTCCGTGCCGGAGCGCCCCACCGAGGCGTCCGTGCGAAACGGAACCCCCGCGCCGTTTAACCGCGCCGCCTGGGCCGGCGCCGAGTCGGACGAATGACCACCTTCCCGCTCACGCTGCCGCTCGACCGCATCTCCCCGGTGCGCGTGCCGACGCGCGATCTGGTGCTCGGCGGCACCGACAGCGTGACGTTGCTTGTTTCAATCGTCGATCGCGACAGCCCCGACGCGCTCCCGATCGAGCTGTCCGGGGGCATCGGCGGCCCGGCGGTTTCGATGTTCGTATGGCCCGACAGCCGGGGCGGTTACGGCCCGAATTTTGGCGGCTGGGGGTGCCGGGACTACGGCTGGGGCGGCTGGTATGGCGGCGGGGTCGCCGGACCCGGCACGGTGCTCTGGTCCGCGACCGGCACGATTTACGACATGGCCACCGGCACGTTCATCATCCGCGTTCCCGCCGGCACCATGGGCGCGTGGCCGCGTCGCTGCCGGTGGGCCGTGTTCTTCGACGAAGATGGCGGCGGCGAGGCCGAGCTGCTCGCGGAGGGGCACCTTCATGTGCGCCCGATGGTCTCGCGGGCGATCGATCCGCTGATCATGCTCACTGATCCGAACCCGGCGGTGCTGACCGATCCTGATGCTGACGCCATTTTCCTCGCTGGAGGACCGACGACATGACCACGACGCCAGGCACGTTCCCTGGCATCCGCATCCAGGACATGCCGGACCTCGGCGCGGTGACCGACACGACCTCATTCGTCAGCGAAAAGGCTGGGTCGGGGCTTATCTCGGCTCTGGCGCTGCGAGATTACGTTGGCACTCCCGGCAATTCCGGCGTGCCCGAGGCGCCGACCGACGGCCGCTACTATGGCAGGGCGAGTGCCACATGGCAGCCGGTGGCGCCAATCAGTTCGCCAGCGTTCACCGGCACGCCGACCGCGCCGACGGCATCGCCTGGGGCCAACTCGTCGCAGATAGCGACAACCGCGTTCGTGAAAAACCAAGGTTATATCAGCTCTGGTGATATCCCGCCGCCGTCATCGACCGTGCCCGGCGTTGATAGCGGCACCGGAACAATCGGAACCCAGACGACCTATGCGCGCGGTGACCACGCGCATCCCATCGATACTTCCCGCGCGCCATTGGCCAACCCGGTGTTCACCGGAGACCCACAGGCACCAACGCCAGCCACCGCCGATAATGATACGTCCATCGCGACCACGGCGTTCGTGAAGAACCAGAGCTATGCGCCATTGGCCAACCCGGTGTTCACCGGAGACCCACAGGCACCAACGCCACTGAACGCCGACAACGACACATCCGTCGCGACGACCGCCTATGTGAAAAGTCAGCGCCTGGACCAGTTTCAGGTGCCAACCAGCGCGGTGTCATTCAACGGCCAGTTCATCAGAAATGTCCTCGACCCACAGAACAATCAGGACGTGGCGACGAAAAGTTATGTAGACGCGCATTCCGCCGGTCTGGTGGCGAAAGGGGCCGCGGCGGTGGCCACCGTTGGCGCTGATATCACGTTATCCGGTCTACAGGTCATCGACGGCTATACTACGCTCGTCAACGATCGCGTGTTGGTCAAGAACCAGACGTTGTCACAAAACAACGGCATATATGTCGCCGCGTCGGGCGCGTGGACACGCGCCACCGATATGGATACCTGGGCCGAGGTCCCCCAGGCCTACGTGTTCGTCTCAAATGGCGCGGTCAACTCCGCCAGTTCATGGGTATGCAATTCAACGACGGGAGGCACGCTGGGGACAACGCCGATCCTCTGGGTGCAGTTCAGTCAACAGGCCCAGGTGACGGCCGGTGGGGGGCTTACCAGAACCGGCAACCAGTTCGATGCTGTCGGTACGGCCGGCCGCATCGCGGTGTTCGCGGACAATATCGATATCGATGCGTCCTACCTTGGGCAGTCTTCCATTATCACGCTTGGCTCCGTGACCACGGGAACGTGGAACGCGAACACCATCACGGTAGCGCGCGGAGGAACGGGGACGACAACCCTGACCGGCTATGTCAAGGGCGCCGGGGGCAGTCCGTTCGTCGCCACCGCGACCATTCCATATACCGATATTTCTGGTCTGAGTTCGAACTATCTCGCGCTTGCCGGAGGCAACATGCTGGGTGCCGTCGCCCTGGCCGGTGTCTCCACCGCGCCCACGGCGCCGCCTGGGACCAATACCACGCAGATTGCTTCGACCGGGTTTGTCACCACCGCTTTGCTACCCTTCGCGCCGCTGGCCTCGCCCGCCCTGACCGGCACGCCCACCGCGCCAACCGCCGCGGCGGGAACCAGTACGACCCAACTCGCAACGACCGCGTTCGTCGGATCGGCGGTCGGTGGCCTTCAACCGGCGGTCCCCTCGGTCGCGGCACTGCGCGCGCTCGCCACGGGCGCCATGTCGGTTTTCGTGCAGGGTTATTCCGCCGTCGGCGACGGCGGCGGCGGCAACTACATCAAAGGTGCGGCGGGCACCGACAACGGCGGCTCGATCATCGTGAGCGCCAATGGCACGTATTACCTCCAGACCTACGGCCAGCCGGTCTCCGTGCGCCAGTTCGGCGCGAAAGGCGATGGCAGCACCAATGACGGTCCCGCCTGCCAGAACGCGTTGAACGCCTCGCTCGATGTCGTGTTCCCGGCCGGACCGAATGGCGCTCCGGCGACGTACTGGATACAAACCACACTCTGGCCACAGGCCGGGGCTAAAATCCGGGGTTCGGGAACGGGTGCCAGCACGATATTACAGATGGCGAACAATACACCGGCGATCTGGTGTTCCGCCGCCTCGATCTCCCTTGGCAACATCATCATTTCCGATCTGACGATCCGGGGCGGCGTGTCCAGCGTCCAGGGCATCTATGTCCTGCTTTACTCCAACGTCACCATATCCAATGTCCAGTTCGTCGGTTGTGAGTCCAAGGCGTTCCATGTGGACCGTGGCTATTTCATCGTGGTCGAGGATTGCGTGTCGGTGCCATCAACGGCGGGCAACTATAAAGCGGGCGGCTTCGAGGCGGTCAGCACCGACTCTGGCAACTACTGTTTTTATCCCACGTTTCGCGACTGCCGCGTGCACACCGTCGAATATGAGGGCGGCAGCGCCGTGGGCGTGAACGGGCCATGCGTCCTTTTCAACCGCGTGATCGGTGGTTTCATCGAGAATTTCGTGGGCGAGCGGCTCAATCTGCCGACCGCGAACGTTATTGGTATCCAGTTCACGGGCGACTGCCAGGGCTGCAAAATAATGGGCGGCATCACATTCGGCGCGACTTACGGCGTCGTCATGAACTCCGACAGTGTCTCCGCCGCCGGTCCGGGTTATTGCGTGATCGAAAATCACGACGTGGACAATTTCTACAACTACGGGATCAGCATCAACGGCACATCGGCCAAGCCCGCCGCCGACATGACGATCACGGACTGCATCATCACCGCGCCGCAGAACAATGCTCAGTGCATCTCGGCGGGTTTCATATTCCGGCTGGTCATCACCAACAACATCATTGAGCAATATGGCGCGCAGGGCGGCCACGGCATTCAGATATCCAATACCAATATGTCGCTCATAACCAACAATATCCTGGCAAATCTTCTATATGGGATAGAAATGGTCCCGTCCTGCGTCAACACACAGGTCGTCAGTAATATCCTGCAAAACAACGTCACCAACATCAATGGCGATATGTCGGCTGGCGGTTCGGGCACCAACCTCATCAAAAACAATATCGGTGCCTTCCCGTGGACGTTGAGTTACACGACGCCAAATGTTCCCGCCTCCGGCGTCTATGTTCCGAACACAACCGGGATGGATATGATGGTCTATTGTTACGGCGGCAACGGCTGCACGATTGGCGTCAACAATAAAAATACCGGCATCCTGTTCTCGCCCTCCGGTGGCGAGCCAAAGGGTGGGAGTTGTTTTCTTCCCGCTAACGGAACGATTGGCATCAATTACCAGACGGCGCCCACCTGGAGTTGGATACCGGTTTAACCAAGGGACAGCATGCTATGACTGAAACCCGGCCATGAGCACGACGACAGGCACGTTCCCAGGCATCCGCATCATGGATATGCCGGATCTGGGCGCCGTGAGCGATACGTCATCGGTCGTTGGCGAGCGTGCCGGGTCGGGCCGGTTCAGCGTGCAGGCCCTGACGGCATACGCGACGAAAGGCGTCATTCCGTTCATCGCGTCGATTGCCGCGCTGCGCGCACTGTCCTCCGGCATTCCGGTTGTCTATGTCCAGGGATACTACACCTCCGGCGACGGCGGCGGTGGAGCTTACATGCTAGGGGCGCCGGGGGCGGACAACGGCGGTTCGATCATCGTGTCACCGGCCGGCACTTATTACCTCCAGACGTACGGCGCGCCAGTCTCGGTCAAACAATTTGGCGCAAGGGGTGACAACGCGACCGACGACGCCGCCGCCATCAACGCGGCCTTTTCGGCGGGAACATCCATTGCCTTCCCGGCTGGCAATTACCTGGCCAGCAACTCGCTGTATATCACCCGTGATGGCACGCATATCATCGGCGCCGGGCGCAACGCCACCCGTATCGTCTCCAATTCCAGCACGGCGCAAGTGATCTCACTCGCCACCAACGTAATGAGTGTCGTGATCGAGCATCTGACGCTCGATCGGAACCTGACCGCCACCAATGGCGCGGACGGGATTAGCGCCCCAGGATACGTGCAGTTCTGCCGGCTCTCCAATCTGATCGTGCAGAATCAATGGAAGGGCCTCCATCTCGGACCGACTGGCTATTCCTACATCGACAATGTCGTCTCCATGCTCAATCTTGACGACGGTTTCTACTGGACCAACACCGCGTCGAATGGCGGCTTGCAGTGGTCGCTGAATAATTGCCTGTCCTCTCAAAATGGAGGACACGGCTTCAGTATCTTCGCCGCGCCGGGTCCGACGGCCATCAACCTCGGTGAGATCGTCAACTGTAGCACCTACGCCAATGTCGGGACTGGTTTCGCGGCCGTTGGCCTGCCCGATTGCCCTATTGAGGGTGTGCGACTGACCGAAGGTTTTTTCGGGTCGGACAACAATGACGAGATCTACCTCGATACTTATGGCGGCGACCACAAGATAATCGGCGTCTATACCGAACTCGCTGGCACGTCGTCGGCTGGACCGACATTGAGCACCCCGCCCACTCATGTCGGAGCCGGATTCTTTTTCACCCCTAACAACACAGACGTGGCCTGCTCCAACTGCCATGCCGAAGGACATTCAAACAGCGGCTTCAACACCAGTTCCCGCGAGGTACAATTCAACGCGTGTATAGCCATCAACAACGGAGCCTCGACGACCGCCGACCGAGCGGGGTTCTTTCAGATTAGCGGCAGGGTCTCGTTTTTCTCCGTGCGTGCCGGCAATACCCAAGGGTCCAACTTACAGCAGCACGGAATTTATCTTACCGACGCAACAGGTGGGGCGCTGATCTGGGGTGCCGACCTCACCGGAAACAGCACGGCGACGCTGACGGTCACGGCGGGCGGTACTAATAACCTCACCATGGGCGGCGTGGTGCCCGCCGGCAGTATCTTGTTACCAAATGGCGGCATTGATGTTGGCAATGCTGTTGGTGGCGTGGTCGTGGGCGGCATCAATGTCTCGACGGATGTCTATAAGAACAACACAGCCTATACCAATCCCTGATGTCCGACTCCGCGACCCTTCAGGCGCTGCAACAGGCGCTCAAGCCGAAGACCGGGATGCAGCGCATTCCGTTCCCGCTCGAAAGCTACGAGCACCCGTCGCTGCCGCTGTCGGCAAAACGCTTGATAAACCTTATGGCGGAGCAGCAGCCGGCGGACGCACTCACCGCCGCGGCGCTCGTTTCGACGCCGGCGTTGGTGCCGTATCTCGTGGTCGGCACCGGGCCGATTTTGGCGATGAACGACGACATGGTCGGCGTGCTGTATATCGTTAGCGGAACAAAGTTTTACCGGGTGCGGTTCGGCCCCGGTGGAGCGCCGGTCGTGGAGATGCTCGCGGATGTCGGCACCGCCGACGCGGGCACGTCGCCCTGGAACAGCTTCCCGACCATCGCCGCGGGCCCAACGGCGGCGGTGGTCTGCGTCGCGCCACACGCCTGGACGTGCGGGCACCTCCCCGGCGATCCGCTGAACCAGATCACCGATCCCGACTTTCCCGGCGCGTCGTCGGTTTGTTACGTTGACGGATATTTCGCGTTTTCGTCACTGGGCGACACGGCGCAGTGGTTCATTTCGCGGTTGCTCGATCCTTCCAGCTTCGACGCGCTCGACTTTGTCTTCTCCGATGCCACGCCGAACGTCATTCGCCGGGTGATCGCGCACCGCAATCAGATCTGGACGGTGGGCGAGAACGGTTTCGAGGTCTGGTATGACGCCGGCAACGCCGATTTTCCGTTCCGCCGTCAGACGGGCGGCGTGATCAATGGCGGCACCGGCTCGCCGCTATCGGTTTGCCGGGCCGACAATTCGGTGTTTTGGGTGGGGCTCGATGGTATCGTTTACCGAGCCAACGGCTACAGCCCGAAACGGATCTCCACGCACGCGATCGAGGCCATCGTCGGAGTGCAGTCGATCGGCCTCGTCGGCCTGACCCATTCCTATCGCGGGCACCTGTTCTACTGCCTGACGACGGCGGACAACCGGACGCTGGTTTACGACATCGGGACCGGCGTGTGGCACGAACGATCGACCAGCACCAACGGCTCCGGACCCTGGCGTGCGTACTCCGCCGCCACCGACAACAACTCGCTCCATTTGTTCGGCGACCGTGCCTCGGGGCAGCTCTACACGCTCGCCATGCAGGCGAACGACGCCGGCGTGGCAGTCATCCGGCAGGCGACGTTGCCGCCCCTGGTCGTCGGCAGTGTCCGGGGCGCCCGCGCGTTTTGCGGCCGGGCGGAGATCGAAATGGAGGTCGGCGGCACGCAGACGCCGGGGCCGGTGCTCCTCGCATGGTCCGACGACGGCGGGCGCACCTACAACGCGGGACGGACCATGTCGGCGGGGGTTTCCGGCGACTACCGCCACCGGGTGGTCACCACGCGCCTCGGCTCGTTTCGTCAAAGGTGCTTCCGGATTACAACGCACGGGTTGACTCGGCTTTATGCCCTCGATGCCGATATTAGTCCGGGAGCGCACTGATGTCCGCGACCATGACATCGCCCACGCGGCTGGAGCCGCCGGTGCAGGAACCCATGCTGGACGAGGCCGGCATCATCAGGCCGGTCTGGGCGCAGTGGTTCCAGGCGCTCGCCGACCGGCAGGCGACCGGCAACGCGGGCTCGGCCAGGACCGGCAGCGTACTCTCCGGTCCCCTCGGCGAGGTCGCGGGGACGTTCGATCCGCCGTTCGTGACGGCGCCCGTCATTTCGCTCTACGATGCGACGGGAACGCTGGTGGCTTTGACCGGCATCGCGGCCGGAGCAACCGGCTTCACCGGAACCGCACCGCTGCCAATCCGCGACTACACCTGGGTGGCGATCGGATGAGCGAACAACTCAATCGACTCATGATATCGGACTTTTTACCGGACGCGGCATACGCGCCAAATGCACTGGCACCTCCCGATGCAGGGTCGCTGGCGGCGCTCGGACACGTCGAGGCCGGGCCACGCGCGAACTATCTGGCGGAAGCCGACGCCGCGATGAACCTGACGCCGCAGGAAAAATATCTGTATCAGACGCATCTCTCCAACCTCTACGGCACCGGCAAGGTCGTGCACCCAGACGGCTCCATCTCCAGCCTGTTGCAAATGTCGTTCGAAGGTCCGGGAGGCAAGACCTACAGCATTCCGACCGTTTGGGGCGGTCAGGCGCTCGCGCCATCCGATGCCATCAGGATGGCGGAGCAAACCGGCGGCCTGGATCGGTTTCCGTCTTATGCCAGCAGCGACGAGGCAGAGGCGCGATATCAGCAACTGCACGATTACCTCGGACGCGATACCCGCGACTTCATCGACAGATCCAGGCCGATGCGATGAGGCACTTCCTCAAGATCGCGACCGGGGTGGAAGTGCTACCGCTGGCGCTCGATCTTTATCGTCAGCCTGAGTTGTGGAATGCAAACCGGGAGCGAACCGGCGGCAAAGGATCATTCGAGGGCACGGATGATATCTGGGTGCGGTTTCGCGCCTATGGTGAACTGACGACGCCCGAGGCGTTCAACGAACCATTTATCCCGGCTTTTTATCCCTCGTGGCACGCGTTGCCGCATCTGCGTCCGATCGTGTTCGGCCTGATGGCGCGGTGCGAGGCCGTGCAACTCGGCGGGGTTTTGATCACACGCGTCCCGGCGGGCCGTCAGGTGGCGCCGCATGATGACAAAGGGCGCTGGCATCCGACTTTTTTCGCCACGAAAGCGTATCTGCCTCTTGCCACGAACCCAAAGTGCTACAGCACGTGCGAGGATGAGCGCGTGACGATGAACGTCGGAGAATGCTGGCTTTTCGATAATCTTAAAACGCACTCGACCGTCAATGACGGCGAGACCGACCGCGTCACCCTGATCGTTTCGATGAGGTGTGAGTGATGAAACGCGCTGAGAACCAGCCAACCACCGAGACCATCACAATTTTTGGCGGCATCTATTACCGCGTCTGGTCGGTTCCCGATGCCGGAACGATCGTCCCGCAGCACGCACATCGTTACGACCACCTGACGGCGGTCCTGCGCGGCAAAGTCCGCGTCTGGTGCGACAACGAACTGATAGGCGAGTTCAGCGCGCCAGAGACAATCCCCATTCCCGCGCATCGGATGCACGAATTCGTTACGTTAACGCAGGATTGCGCGCTGGCCTGCATCCACAACGCCGACCATGCCGATCCGGATGGTGAGCCGCCGATCGCGGCTGAAAACAACCTCGTTCTGGAGGACTGAACGATGCCATGGGCCGTCGCCGCTGCTGGTGTTTCCGCCGTTGGTGGGATCGTCGGCTCAGTCTTGCAGAACAAATCCACGAAAGACGCGCAATCGGCCGCCATCGCGGCGCAACGGGAGTCCGAGGAACGCGCGCGCCAGGATCTCTTACCTTACAATACCCAAGGCCAGGCCGGGCTGACGGCTTCCTCCGACCTGCTCGGATTGAACGGGCCGGATGCCGCGACCGCGGCGCGTGCGAAGTTCCAGGCGAGCCCAGGCTACCAGTGGTCGTTCGACCAGGGATTGCGCGCGGTTGACGCGGGCGCGGCGGCGAGCGGCATGTTGCGCTCCGGCGCCACGCTCAAGGCGGAGCAGACGTTCGGCACGGGTTTGGCCGATCAGGAGTTCACGAACTACTACAATCGGTTGTTCAACCTGGCCAATCTGGGCGAGAACGCGGCGGCGAAAACCGGTGCGAACGCGATTCAGACCGGCCAGGGCATCGCCGGCACGGATGTCAGCACCGGCGCCCAGCTTTCGAGCATTTACGGGAATGCCGCCAAGGGGATCGGCAGCGCCACAAACACTCTGTTCAACAATCCGCAGTTCCAGAACTGGGCCAGTGGCGGCGGCGGCGCTACGGGGGGCGTCGATACAGGAACATGGACGGTTTAGATGCCCACCTTTTCCTCCGCCCAGGTCACCGATCCGTTCCTGTCCACCAACGAGCTACTGGCGCCGATGCTCGCGTACGTGGACAGAGACTCAAAACTCGGCGAGCTGGATATCAACCGGCAACGATTGCAGCTCGAGCGCGATAAACTCGCGCAGCAGCGGGAGGCCGGAGCCGCGCTGCTCGGCGGGGGCGACGCGGGAGGAACCGGAGGCGCTCCGGCCGACAGCACACCATTCGAGCAAAAGATGGGGGCGGCCGAGGGCGGCGCGACAGCCGACAAGGTGAACGACGGGGGATATGCCGGGCAATTCCAGTTCGGCGCCGGGCGGCTCGCGGATCTGGGTCTCTACACGCCGGCACCCGGCGAGGATCTCAAGGCCAACCAGTGGAAAGGGAAGTTCAACATCGCGCCGTATAATGTTTCGACGCTGCAAGACTTCCTGAACAACCCGGCGGCGCAGCACGCGGCCTTCGTGGCGCATGTGGCTGATATTGATAAGACGATCGACGCCACGCCTGGAGCGGACAAATTCGACCGCAACGGGCTGCGCGCGGTCGCGCACCTGGCCGGCACTGGCGGGATGCAGGCGTTCATTGCCTCCGGCGGCAATCTGAACCGGCACGACAGCAACGGCACGACGCTCAAGGCATACTACCAGCGATTCGCGGACGGCGGCGCTCCGGCCCTCCAGAAGGCGTTCGGCTCGGTGCATGGCCCTGCCGGCCCGCCCTCCGATCTCCCGGCCGTGCAGCCGGGCGGCAATGTCGGGACGGCCTGGGTTGACCCCAACGCGCCGTTGCCCGTGCCGCCGGTCCCTCCCGCGACCGTGCCCCCACCGTTCAATCCGAACGCCGGGCCGCGAGTCACGGGTGCGCCGCCGGCCGGGGCACCTGGGCAGGCCGCCGCGCCAGGTTTCGGCACCCTGACGCCCGTTCCTGGCGCGCCGACCGTCACCGGGCAGGCGGATGCGCCGGTTCCCGTAACCCCGAGCCGGATCGCGCTCCGGTTAGGCGGGACGGATACCGCCGGACCCGGAGCGGGACCGGACACGACGCTGCCTCCGGTGGCCCAGCCGAACCGGCTCTACGAGACGGGCCTGCCTGGGGTGACCATCAGCGGCCCTGGCAACGCGCTGGCGCCTCCCGTGGCCGCCGCGCCGGTCACCGCACCGCCGCCGCCCGCCACGGCTCCCGCCGGCGTAGCACCGCCGGGAGGGGCAACACGGCCGCCGATCCTCCAGCCGCCGCCCGCGCCGTCCCGCGTCATCCCGATGGAGCCGCTGATCCAGTCCGGCCCGGCCGCCGGCCTGACGGAGGGCCAGCGCAGGATCGCCGCCGCCATGGTGGCGGGCGGAACACCGGTCGCCGACGTCGGGGCGCACATGGCGCAGTGGCGGCAACAAAACATCGCGGGCCAGCAACAGGCCGCGACGAATGCCGCGCTCGAGGCTCAGGCGAATTTTGAGCGGCAGAAATACTTCCGGGAACAGCAGATCGAGGCCGAAAAGACGCAATACCAGCGGCGGCAAGACGCCGAGACCGCGCGGCGGAACGCGGCTGCGGATGCGCGGGCGGAGGTCACGGCGAGGAACGCTGGCCTTCCGACCGGTTACCGGATGGGTGACGACGGCAGGGTGACGCGGATTGACGGGTTGCCGCCTGATCCGGCGATCGCGGAGGCGGCGAAGGCGGCGTTTGAGGCGGAGCAACGCAAGCAGCCGTTCCAGGGCAATTCCGAAGACGCCCAGAACCGGAACATTCTTTTGACGGGCGACCCGAAAAGCCCTGCCTATCACTCCGCTTACGCATCATTCGCGGACCCGAAAACCCAGGAAGGAGGGCTGATCGTCAAGCACAACATGCAGCCCTATCGCATGCCGCAGGACCAGGATGGCAACCCGATCACGACCTATGACCAGCCGAATATCTCGATTGGCCCCGGCGATCTGACGAAGCTTCGGGCCTTTGAAACCGGCGCGGCCACGCTGAAGAGCGCGCTCGATGACTTCGCGAAGACGAGTCGGAACGCGTCGGCGGGTGAATGGACCGCGACGGTCGCTGGCCAGCCCACCGATCTGAGCGCGGCGTGGACGAACGCCGCGTTAATGGCCAAAGGAACCGCGCTTTACGAGCTTGGCGTGTTGAGCGGGCCGGATATGACCGTCCTCCGCGGGGCGCTCGCCGACCCATCGACATTCCGTGGTGCCATCGCGTCGAATGCCACCATCGATAAGCAGGTCGCACGGATCAAATCGCTGTTGGATACGCGGCTGGATCAGGCGCGGCGTAGCTACGGGGGCGGGATGAGCACAAGCGGCGCGGCACCACCAGCCCAGACGGCCCCACCGGCCAATCGTCCACCCCTGGCCAGCTTCGCGAGGTGATCCCATGGCCTTTGATGTCGAGGGGGCGAAGCAGGCTGGCTATTCCGACGCGGAAATCGCCAATCATCTGGCGACCACGACGAACTTCGATGCTGAAGGGGCACGCAAGGCCGGGTACTCGGATCAGGAAATCCTGGCGCAACTAGCTAAGGCGCCCCAAAAAACAGGGTTGGAAGGATACCCCGAGGAAGGATTCCAGGCTGACTACGCCCAGCACCCG